CAGGATTTGAGTACGAAGACTTAAAAGCTGAGTATAATTTGACTGATAAACAGATTGCAGAACTAGATCATAAAGCACAACAGATTCTAGGTAATGCAATAGTGATGATTGATGGTGCACTCAGGGATGATGAGTGTACAGCAGAAGAAAAGGTTAATAAGTCACTTATGTTTATCACTATAACAATGAATCTAATTGAGAAGAACTTTAATGAAGTACTATCTCAGAACACTCCAAAAGAGGTACTAAATTGAACCTAGCCGATGAACAAGAAAGAAGTGAAAAGGAAATGAATTCTCTTGGTATTGATAGGTATTATAAGAATATTAGAAGTGCTAGAAAGGGAAGTGGAGAGTCAACCACACTTTATGGAATAACTCTAATGAAAGAAGCACTTGATTCAGTAACAGGTGGGATCAAAGAATTTCTTAGTGAAGCATTAGCGGGTGGAGTTGGTAAGTACCAGAACTCCGCTCTCACACTTGGTTTAATGGATGCTGAAGTGTGTGCATACCTAACCTTAAAGTACTCATTGGATGGAGTTTCTCAACGAAGCCCATTCACACGTGTTGCAATGAAACTAGGTAGTGCTATAGAAGATCAATTTAAGTTCGACATTTGGGATAAAGGAGAAGAATCTCGTAAAATATTCAGGCGTATCAAGAGGAAGATCACCTCTAAAACTAGTAACAGGTTGTATCGTAGGTACAACATTATTAGAACTATGAGTAGAGTTGAGGTTGTAGAGCATGATGCGTGGAGTAAGACAGAAAGACTACACTTGGGTAGTAAGTTAATTGATATACTCATTAGAACCACAGGGTTAATGGAGATTAAGACGGTTCAATTTGGAAGAAAGAAACGTGTTATATATCTCCAAGCTAACAAGGCAACCTTATATTGGATTGAGAATGTCAATAAAGAGGGAGAAGGATTACACCCATACTTCTATCCATGTGTAATACCACCTCTAGACTGGAGTTCGCCTTTTAATGGTGGTTACCATACCAAGAGAATTGACTCCATACCAATGATTAAGACTAGGAATAGAGAGTACCTAGAGGAAATGAAAAACCACTCTATGCCTATGGAATATGGTGCTATTAATACACTTCAAAGGACTAAGTGGATGGTTAATGAGCCTTTACTAGAAGTGATGACAAAATGTTGGGAAACTGGAGAATCATGGGCTAATTTACCACCTAGAGAGGATTATAAAGTACTTCCATGTCCAGTACAAGGTAAGAAGAAGGATATGACACCAGAACAGTTGGACATATTCATAAAGTGGAAAAAGAAAGCGATGACTGTCCACGATCTAAATGCTAAAATGACTAGTAAACGTATTCAATTAGTTCGTACACTAGCAATGGCGAGAAAGTTTAGGCAGTACAAAGCAATTTACTTTGTGTACCAATGCGACTTTAGAGGTCGGAAATACACAGTTAATTCCTTCTTAACACCTCAAGGGCCAGATTATGCTAAATCATTATTACACTTTTCTGAAGAACTCCCTATTAATAATGAGGAACAAAGGGATTACTTTGCAGTACATGGAGCAAATTCGTTTGGTTACGACAAAGTTTCATTCAAAGATAGGGTATCATGGGCTGTAGAAAATACTGATAATATTAAGCATTCCGCTAAAAACCCACTTAACTTTAGGTGGTGGACTAAAGCAGATGAACCTTGGACATTCTTAGCTTGGTGTATGGAATGGTCTAAATTTAGTGAGGTTGGGTATGGTTTCATGTCTCGCCTTCCTGTATGTTTAGATGGATCAAATAATGGGCTTCAACACTTCTCCGCAATGTTAAGAGATACCATAGGTGGAAAAGCTACAAATCTTACACCAGAATCTATTCCACAAGATATTTACCAACTGGTAGCGGATGTGGTACATAAAAAAGTTACAGAGGACACAAACAAAAGGTTACCATATTCAAAAGAGTGGTTATTATTCGGAATAGACCGTAAGATAACAAAAAGACCTGTTATGGTGGTACCTTATGGTGGAACACGATTCAGTTGTAGAGCATATGTAGAAGATGCTATGAATGATAAGATACTACAGAATCCCACCTTCAATCCCTTTGGTGAACATATCTATGAAGCGTCACTGTACTTAAGTAAACATGTATGGGAGGCAATAGGAGAGGTAGTAATAAAAGCTAGAGAAGCTATGTCATGGCTTCAAGATATAGGTAGGAAGATGTCAGAGAAGAACCTACCTGTTATATGGGAGACACCTTCAAATTTTGTGGTACAACAGATATACAAGAGTATGAGATCACGAAGGATAACTACTCATATTGATAATGTACTAATAAAACCATCGGTACTAGAAGAAACAGAAAATCTAGACAAGCGAAGATCAATCAATGGCGTGTCACCTAATTTTGTACATAGTATGGATGCAACCGCACTCACACTAACTATTAACAGGTGTATCAAAGAAGGTATAAAGGATTTCTCTGTAGTGCACGACTCTTATGGAGTTCATGCACATTTTGTTCCACGTATGGCAGATGCAATACGAAAGTCATTTGTGGAAATGTATTCGGAGACAGATGTACTCACTAACTTCTATGAAGAAGTAGTAGATGTGATTCCAGAACTAGAGGAACCACCTAGTCGTGGAAACCTTGATATAACAAGAGTTCTGGACTCAGAGTATTTTTTCTCTTAAATGTGGACATTCTAGGTTCAACACAAACAATAACTACACACACGAAAGGTAACAATGGCAGGAAAATATCCAGTAACTCCAAAAGGTGAGTTCAAGTGGCCTCATATTATGATAGCTGACACAACCTATAAGGCTGAAGGTCAGTTTCATATTAAGGTACTCTTAACTGGCTCTGATGCTGAAGATATGCAGGAAATTGTTGATAACGCTCATAATGAGTGGAAGGAAAGATGTCGGCAGAAGTCTGCAAAAAAATGGCAGGAGTACATGCCTTATAAGGTGTCACTTGATGAAGAGGGTATGGAGGTTGGTACTGAGTTCCACTTCAAACTCAAGGCATCAGGTACAAACTCAAAGACAGGGCAGACTTTCACACAAAGACCTGTGGTTGTAGGCCCAGATCGTACACCACTTCCGTCCACCATTAAGGTAGGTAATGGGAGTATAGGTAGAGTAGCGTATGAGATTGCACCATATGAACATGGTACTTCTCTTGGTATACAACTTAGGTTACGAATGGTTCAAGTCCTGAAGCTAGTTGAGTACATTGCAAGTGAGAGTGTTGATGATGTATTTGAAGTAGAAGAAGGGTACGAGGTAGTCGTAGATGAAGGTAACAACCAGAAGGAAGAGGGTGAAGCCTTTGAAGAAGAAGGAGAACAGTCTGGTGACTTTTAGATCTGGATTAGAGCAACGGATAGCGGACAACTTAGCAAAACGCAAATGCGAATATGAGTATGAGCCAATATCCGTTGCTTACTTCATTGAACATAAGTATAAACCTGACTTTATGCTATCCAATGGTGTCATAATTGAAGCAAAAGGATACTTCAGATACAAAGAACAGAGGATGCATAGGTCTATCAAAGAACAACACCCGGAACTAGATATACGATTTGTTTTCTCTAATGTGAACAGTCGTGTTCAAGGTTCCAGACTAACATGTGCAAGCTGGTGTAAGAAGTATAACTTCTTGTATTCAGAAGAGATTGTACCTCACGAATGGACTAAGGATGTCAAGAAGAAAAGAAACTAACTACATAGTAATCCACTCCACTCTAACAAAACCTAACTCAAACATAAACATTAGGACTATTGATGAGTGGCATCGTAAACGTGGACTACTAAAAGTTGGTTATCATTACTTTATAAAGCGTAATGGTCAGATTGAGGTAGGTCGCGGGCCAAATGACATAGGTGCACATACTAAAGATCATGATTTGGATTCAGTTAGTGTGTGTATTGCAGGTGGTTTAAACAGTAGAGGTATAGTGGCACCAGACTATTCCAACAACCAATTAGAATCTTTATTTATTCTAATAAAAACCTTAAAACATATGTACCCTAATGCGGAAGTAGTGGGTCATAGAGATTTAACTAAAACAGATTGTCCAGCATTTGATGTAAAAGAGTGGTGGCTTGTAAATAAAGATAACATGGGTCTACTAAAAAGACGGTGTGGTGGATCAGGTGTTTGGGTTGAAAACTAAAAGGGGATAATAATGGTAATTAAGAATGATACAAAAGAATTTTTAAACATTCCAGACCGTGATGAAATAAAAGAATATTATGGTTTCACTTATAAATCAAGTGATGAATGGAGAAAAATAACAACTAAAGAAACTCAGATGTCTTTTGAGGGATACTCAATACAGGACATTTTAGATAATTTCCACACGTTTTTAAATACCGTAGGATTTACTTATGTTGGTGAAATAGAAATAACAAGTAAAGACGGTGAGAAAAGTTGGAGAACTGATGGATCACACACATGAGGAAAGCGAGTTCATACAACACGAACCGTGTCCTGAGTGTGGATCACGGGATAACTTAGCACGTTATGATGACGGACATGCTTTTTGTTTCGGGTGTAATTATAGAGAAAAACCCGGAGGTGAACAAAAGGTGATAACACAAAAAGGGGATAACAGTATGGATTTTGTTGAGGGTGAAGCAACAAACCTGAGTGCACGTGGTATTTCTTTAGACACATGTAGGAAGTGGGACTACTGTATAGGTGAAGTTGCAGGACAACCAGTACAGATTGCCAATTACAAAGATTCAAGTGGACAAAGAATAGCACAGAAGATTAGGTTTCGTAACAAAGACTTCCACACCAGAGGTGATATAAAGGAAGCTGGTTTATACGGTCAGCACCTATGGTCAGGTAAAGGAAAGAAAGCTATAGTTTGTGAAGGTGAAATTGATGCATTATCCGTTTCTCAGTCTCAAGGTAATAAGTGGCCTGTCTACTCCATTCCAAATGGGTCAGCAGGAGCTTCAAAAGCTATCCGTAAGAGCATAGAACTACTCAATGGATACGAAGAGGTCATTTTTTGTTTTGATAGCGATGATGCAGGTATTAAAGCATCGAGAGAATGTGCTCAAGTTTTACCACCGGGTAAAGCTAAGATAGCAAAGCTACCTTTAAAGGATGCTAATGAAATGTTAGTTAAAGGTAGAGTAAGAGAGTTGATTGACTGTATCTGGCAAGCTAAAGTTTATAGACCAGATGGTATAGTGAATGGGAAAGATTTGTGGGACATAGTAAATGCAGAAGACTCTATGTCATCTTGTGAGTATCCATATGAAGGTATAAACAAGAAGACTCTTGGTATGCGAAGGGGGGAGATAGTCACGATCACAGCAGGTGCAGGTATAGGTAAGTCACAGGTCTGTAGAGAAATGGCAAATCACATGTTGAACCAAGAGGAAACAATAGGATACATTGCACTAGAGGAATCTAACAAGAGGACAGGACTAGGATTCATGGGACTCTATCTAAACAGACCACTACATTTAGGTAATGTTGAGGTCGAGGAGAACGACTTCAAGGAAGCTTTCAATCATACCTTAAATACAGGTAGAATCTACATGTATGACCATTGGGGTTCACTAGAAGGAGATAATCTTCTGAATAAGATACGATACATGGTGACAGCATGTGGGTGTAGTTTTATAATACTGGATCACATATCTATTGTGGTATCAGGTATTGAAGAAGGTGATGAGAGGAGAACTATTGATAACCTAATGACTAAGTTACGAGGTTTAGTTGAAGAGGTAAATTGTGGGTTGGTGCTAGTGTCGCACCTGAAGAGACCTCAAGGTAACAAGGGTCATGAGGATGGAGCACAAACAAGTATGGCTCAACTTAGAGGTTCAGCTTCCATAGGACAACTATCTGATATAGTGATTGGGTGTGAGAGAGATCAGCAAGGTGAAGACCCAGATCGGACTAC